AGACAGAAAAACTGAAGTTGGTCTCAAAGGTACTATACAAGGTATGTCATTTGAGAAAGATCCAACAAATGGTGTAGGGGGTCCGGTAAAATACTTCTTCCATGAAGAGGCTGGGATTGCTCCTAAGATGGATCAGACATATGAGTATATGAGACCTGCAATGAGATCTGGTTTAATTACTACAGGTATGTTTATTGCTGCCGGATCTGTGGGTGATTTATCTCAGTGTAATCCTTTAAAGGATATGATCTTAAATCCAACATCAAAAGATATTTATGCTGTAGAAACAGATCTGATTGATGATAAAGGTACTACAGGTTTGTCAGGTTTATTCATTCCTGAACAATGGTCAATGCCACCCTATATTGATGACTATGGTAATTCACTTGTAGAAGAAGCATTAGAAGCATTAGAAAAACAGTTCCAACAGTGGAAAGATGAATTATCTCCGGAAGATTACCAGCTTCGTATATCTCAGCATCCAAGAAATATTAAAGAAGCTTTTGCATATAGAACTGTATCTGTATTTCCCCCACATCTTCTTGCTGCACAAGAAAGAAGAATAGAAGAAAAAGAATACGGGTATGAGTACTTAGATATATCAACTGATATAGAAGGGAAACCTGTAGTTACTAAAAGTAACAAAAGACCAATTATGGAATTCCCTATTAACAAAAAGACTGAAGATAAAACAGGATGTCTTGTTGTATGGGAAAGACCAATTGCCAATCCTGAATTTTCTACATATTATGCATCTGTTGACCCTGTAGGTGAAGGTAAAACTACAACATCAGAATCATTATGTTCTATATACATTATGAAAGCTCCGGTACAAGTTACTAAAGTTACAGGTGTAGAAACTGAAACATACATAGAACAAGGTAAAATAGTTGCTGCTTGGTGTGGTAGATATGATGATATAAATAAAACACATCATCAATTAGAATTAATAATTGAATGGTATAATGCTTGGACTCTTGTAGAAAATAACATATCTCTGTTTATTCAATACATGATTCAAAGAAGAAAGCAAAAATATTTAGTACCTAAGAGTCAAATTATGTTCCTAAAAGATTTAGGATCTAACAATAATGTATTCCAGGAATATGGATGGAAAAATACAGGTACTTTATTTAAAGCACACCTTCTTAGTTATGCTATAGAATATACTAAAGAAGAACTAGATCAAGAATTAAAACCAGATGGAACTGTAGTAAGAACAACTTATGGTATTGAACGTATACCAGATCCAATGTTGATTAAGGAAATGAGAGAATATGCAGATGGAGTCAATGTCGATAGACTTGTTTCATTTGCAGCTTTAGTTTCTTTTATGAAAATCCAAGAATCAAATAGAGGGTATTCTAAAAGAACAATTATGGATGATGTAGCCAAAAACTTGCAAAAGTCAGAAAATTTGTTTAAATTAAATAAGAGCCCGTTCAAACATATGGGAATGAAGGGTATGGCAAATAATATGAGTGGGTTTAAGAAATCTGCATTTAAAAATATTAAATAAGAGTTATGCAAATATACAACGCATTACAGGCTAAGAAAGGTGCTAAAACTGAACAAAACAGGTTAGGTAGTATAACTCAACCATTACAGTTTTTACCTAAGAAAGATAAAACAGAAGAATGGGCTGCTTGGAATCTTGATTGGTTGGAGTGGCAAGGATTAAAACAAATCCGAAGGAATGCCAGAAGACTGATGAAAAATTATAAACTTGCAAAAGGTGTAATTGATAGATCAGATTATATCATTGAAGAAGATAATGAATATAGAGATGTAGTTGAACTTCTTACTAAAGAAGATGTCTCAGCATTAGAATTAAAGTTTTATCCAATTATACCTAACGTAGTTAATGTACTAGTTGCAGAATTTGCTAAAAGATCAAGTAAACTTACTTATAGAGCCATTGATGATTTCTCATATAATGAGATGATGGAACAAAAAAGAAGTATGGTTGAGCAAACATTAATGGCAGATGCTGCTACAAAGATGTTAGCTGCAATGCTTGAACAAGGATTAGATCCTAACTCTGAAGAAGCCAAACAACAATTACAACCTGAAAATTTAAAGTCATTACCTGAGATTGAACAGTTCTTTAAAAAGGATTACCGTTCTATGGTAGAACAATGGGCTGAACATCAACATAAGGTGGATGTTGAAAGGTTTAGAATTGATGAATTAGAAGAAAGAGGATTCAGAGATATGTTAATTACTGATAGAGAATTCTGGCATTTTAAAATGATGGAAGATGACTATGAAGTAGAACTATGGAATCCTGTACTTACATTCTATCACAAATCTCCAGATATCAGATATACATCTCAAGGAAACTGGGTAGGTAAAACAGATATGTTTACAGTATCTGATGTTATAGATAAGTTTGGACATGTTCTTACTGAAGAACAACATAGAGCTCTTGAATCTGTATATCCTATTAGATCTGCCGGTTATACTATTGGTGGTCTTCAAAATGACGGTACTTTTTATGATGGTACTCGTTCCCATGATTGGAATGTTAATATGCCATCATTAGCATACAGACAGTACACATCATTCATGGCCGGAAATGTATTAGATGGTTCTGATATTATTACCCAAATAATTTCTGAAGGTGAAGATTACTATGATCAAGGTACAGCATATTTGTTAAGAGTAACAACATGTTATTGGAAATCACAACGTAAAGTTGGACATCTTACTAAAATAACTGAAGAAGGTGAAGTAACAAATGAGATAGTTACAGAAGACTATCAGATAACTGATAAACCTATCTATGATACAAGACTCTTTAAAAATAAGAATAAAGATAACTTGTTATATGGTGAACATATTGATTGGATTTGGATTAATGAAACATGGGGAGGTGTTAAGATTGGACCTAATATTCCATCATTCTGGGGTATGAATAATCCGGGAGGATTTTCTCCAATATATATTGGTATAGATAGAAATCATATAGGTCCTCTTAAGTTTCAGTTTAAAGGTGAAAGTACATTGTATGGATGTAAACTTCCAGTAGAAGGTTCTGTATTCTCTGACAGGAATACTAAGTCTACTGCACTTATTGACTTAATGAAACCATACCAGATTGGATATAATATTGTCAATAACCAAATTGCAGATATTCTAGTAGATGAACTTGGTACTGTAATTATGCTTGACCAAAATTCATTACCAAGACACTCATTAGGTGAGGATTGGGGTAAAGGAAACTTAGCTAAAGCATATGTAGCAATGAAGAATTTCCAGATGCTACCATTGGATACTTCTATTACAAATACAGAGAATGCATTAAACTTCCAACATTTTCAAAAACTTGATCTAGCACAAACAGAAAGATTAATGTCAAGAATTCAATTGGCTAATCATTTTAAACAACAAGCATATGAAGTTATAGGGGTAAACCCTCAAAGAATGGGGCAACAGTTATCTCAAACTACTGCTACTGGAGTAGAGCAGGCAATACAAGCATCTTATGCTCAAACAGAAACTTATTTTATTCAACACTGTGATTATCTAATGCCAAGAGTTCATCAGATGAGAACAGACTTGGCTCAGTATTATCATTCAACCAAACCATCTTCAAGATTGACTTATATTACATCAGCAGATGAAAAAGTTAATTTTGAGATTAATGGTACAGATCTTTTACTTAGAGATCTTAATATATCAATTAGCACAAATGCTAATCATAGAGCTGTTTTAGAACAGTTAAAACAAATGGCTCTTCAAAATAATACTACTGGTGCAAGTATCTATGATCTTGGTAAAGTTGTACAATCTGAATCTATTGCAAGTCTTAATGCAGCTCTAAAAGATTCAGAACAAAAACAACAAGCTCAGAAACAACAAGAAATGCAACAGCAACAGCAAATGCAACAAGAACAACTTCAAAAACAACAAGAGATTGAGCAAATGAAGATTGATGCTACTGCTGCAGAAAAAGAAAAAGATAGACAAAGAGATATCTTAGTTGCAGAAATTAGAGCTTCTGGATATGGTTCTATGGCTGATGTTAATCAAAATCAGGAATCTGACTTTAAAGAAGCTATGAAAGATATTAGAGAAACTGATCAGTATAGAGAACAAACAGGTCTTCAGAGAGAAAAAGAAACTAATAGAATGGTTATTGAAAATCAAAAGAACCAGTTAGAACGTGAAAAAATGCAGACTGAGAGAGAGATTGCAGAGAAACAATTACAGATTGCACAGGAAAACAAAAATAAATATGATACAAATTCAAAGAAAGAAAAATAAGTTAGCTATATATTCCAATTTATTTTTTCTGACCTTTTAAATTTTTAAAATTTATTTTGTATATTAAAGTATAAACAAAAACCAACAGCATGGAAACAACCAACAACAAGCCTGATGATCAGGTGCAAGATTCTACAACGGTAGAACAAGTAGATGTAAATATTGATGAAATCTTTGGAATGCCGGGAGCAGAAAATGTTATGCTTCCATCAGGTGCTGAAGAAGACAAACCTAAGTCTGTTTTTTCAGCTGAGAAAAAAACAGATACATCGTTCTTTGACAAACCAGCAGATGCTTCAAAATCTAAAACTGAATCTAGTTCTGATGAACACAAGGAAGTTGAAATTGAGCAAACAATCAATGAACTTAATGAACTTATTACTCAAGAAGAAGATGCAGGTAATAAAGGAAGACCAAAAGTTGATAAATCTGGTCTTGCTGAGTTAGCAACTAAAATGATTGAGGAAGGTACACTTATTCCTTTTGATGATGATAAACCATTGGAAGAGTATACTACTAAAGATTTCAGAGAGTTATTTGAAGCAAACTTTGCAGAAAGAGAAGATGAAATTAGAAGGAATACTCCAAGAGAATTTTTTGAAGCTCTTCCTGAAGAATTACAAATTGCTGCTAAATATGTAGCAGATGGTGGACAAGATCTTAAAGGATTATTTAAGACATTGGCTCATGTAGAAGAAATGAGACAACTTGATCCAACTGATGAATATGATCAAGCTGAAATTGCAAGACAATATTTATATGCTACTGGATTTGGTACACCTGAAGAAATTGAAGCTGAGATTCAAGACTGGAAAGATTTAAACAGACTTGAACAAAAAGCAAACCAATTTAAGCCTAAGTTAGATGCAATGCAAGAAGAAATCATTGAGAGAGAACTTGCAGAACAGGAAGAAAAGAAAAAACAACAGGCACAACAAGCAAGAGCATACCAAGAAAATGTCTATAAGACATTGGCAAATGGAACAATAGGTGGTATCAGACTTGATAAGAAAGTACAAGGTTTACTATTTTCCGGACTAGTACAACCAAACTACCCTTCTATTTCAGGAAAACCAACTAACCTGCTTGGGCACTTACTAGAGAAGTATCAATTTGTAGAACCAAGACATGACCTAATTGCTGAAGCATTATGGTTACTTGCAGATCCAAATGGATATAAGAATAGAGTAAGAGAACAAGGTGGTAAAGCAGCTACAGAAAAAGTAGTAAGACAGTTAAAAACAGAACAGTCTAAAAAAATTACTTCATCAATGAATGATGAATATGAAGAACAAGCAAGAAGACCTTCTTCTAATACTGCACAACCTAGAAAACTTTCTAGAGGTAGTATGTTTAGAAGATTTTAATTAAATAGTAACAATTTAAAAACAAATAAAAATGGCAACTCCAGTTTTAAACAATGGTATCTTTCTACGGGATACAGCCTACCAGGCAAGTTCACACGTAGACTCTTACCACTTGGTTAACATGTTGAAGGATGCAGAACCAATGGATTTAGGTCCAGTGGACCTTTGGGCAATGGCTCAAAAGGTAGAAATGCCTCTTTACCAAATGTCTAGCTTTGGTGGTAAAAATGTAATTATGGTTGATAATGCTCGTGGAGAGTATAGATGGCAGACTCCTGTATCTATTGATCTTCCTTACATTATTGAAGACATTGAACCAAACACTGCTTTCAAAGGTACTGATGGTTCTACATTCCGTATCAAAATCAACAGACGTGAGTTTGGACATGGTGATATCATCACT